GCTAATGGTGGTGACGATCCTGTCACTATAACAGTATACCTATGGGCTTCAGATGTCGTATTGACTATGCCCACGGGTGCTACTACACCAGCAGCATTGACTTTGTTAGAATCTCAATCTGGTAAACAGACGAAGAAAACTAATAAGCCAGGTAATAATGCCAAGAGAACTCAAGGTAAAGGTAATGCCTCGACTCTGAATAAGGGTGACGAATATGGTTCAGGAATTATTTCCAAACCGGCAGCAGCAGTAGCTAAAGCAGCCGGGATGTTAGAAGTTATACCTGGTATCGCACCTTATGCAAGAGCAACTTCCATGATAGCTGACAAAGTTGGAAAAGTAGCCCAGATTTTTGGGTATAGTAGACCAACTGTTATCACTGATATTGCCCCTTACAAGCCAAATCCGACTGGAAATTTAGCCAATACGGATGCTGCTGATGCCGCTCATAAGTTGACTTTTGATTCAAAACAAGAGCTAACTATTGATTCGCGTACAGTAGGTTTGGATGGGACAGATCAGATGGGTATTACCGATATCGTCTGTAGAGAATCTTATTTGACATCTTTCGAATGGAACGCTTCCGATGCCGTTGATGATATTTTGTGGAATTCATATGTGACGCCTAATTTATATAACGCCGAACAATTGGAGATCCATGCTACACCGATGGCTATGATTGCTAATATCTTTAGGAATTGGCAAGGTAGCGTGAAATTTAGATTTCAAATAGTTAAATCTCAATATCACAAAGGACGTATACTGGCACGTTATGATCCCAACTTTTTACAAGAAGGGGTTGAATATAACCAGAATTATTCCAGAGTGATTGATATCTCTGAAGAGGAAGATTTTGAAATTGTGATAGGATGGGCTCAAGCTCAAGCCTTTCTCAATTGCGGAGACGCTATGACTCAAAATTTCCTCAATTTTAACACCACTCGCTTAGGTATTGCTCAAAATGATTATTACAATGGAGTCTTAGAACTTAATGTATTAAATCAATTGGTCAGTCCTAGCACGGACACACCAGTAAGAGTTAATGTGTTTGTAAGCATGTGTGATGATGCCAAATTTGCTTTCCCCGATCCAGACAAAATTCGGAGATTGCATTATTTTGCTCCTCGCACTGTTGCACCAGGCACAACTGGTTATGACCGAGCACCAGGTGTATTGCTGTCGCAATCGGGTACCGAAAGTGATAACAACATGCCTATGGGAGCGCAAGAGTTACAAACAATAGCTCAAGAGCAAGATCCTGCCGATCATACCATGGAAGTTTTCTATGGTGATGTGGTGGTATCATTGCGTGATCTATTTAAGAGATATATGAAATATTTAACACGAGTACCCACTCCTCCCAATTTCCCGGATGTATATAGATTGCATCAATATCGAGATAAAGTCTTTCCATACCATTCTGGATGGGATGAGACGGGTATTCACAGATCGGAAGATAACCGGCTTGAATTTCTTACAGTAGCACAAACATTGCCTTTGAATTTTATGGCACCATGTTATGCTGGCTGGAGAGGTGGAATTAGACGTAAGTTCGTGTATCACGATTCGAATTATCCGAAAGTGTTACAACCAACTGTGTCCAATTTTAGATTTGGTGAACCACAAGTTAATACACGAGATATATTGTTCTCTGATGATCTTGTAAGTCTTGAGAAGAATCTCTCGGCTAACTGGAATCAATTTAGTGTAACAGGTAGTACAACTACAAATATCGGTGTGAATAACACATTAGAGGTGGAATTTCCTTTCTATCAAACTGGTCGTTTTAGATCTACAAGAATAATTGAAGCAGCAAACTTGCCTGGAAACAGTTATCAGCATACTGTTACTAGTTATTGCAAGGATGTTCCAGGACAAACGGAGGAGTATAAGACCACCGCTTTTGAGGAATATGTTGCTACAGGAGAAGATTTCTCATTATTCTTCTTTACAGGAGCCCCAATTCTGTATAACTACGTTGTTAATCAAAACTCGTAGTTAAGGGCTATAAAAACAGAATTTATGAAAGTACATAAGCTTATCCTTTCATATCTTATTAATGATTAAATTAAGCATTAACAATACCGCGAATTAGGTATTGGCAATCGCGTTAGTGGCTGGCGCGTGCGGCATTGAATAATGTCGTGAGCGGAAACTGCTCTTTTTTGGTTTTGACTGAACTGATCGGAATAGTTTCCGGCAGATGTAAGTTACAACTTTAAGAGTCAGACCGTCTCA